CACCGATCTGTCCGACCACGTTCTGTACGTAGGGCGACATGTAATTGCCGACGGTGTTGTACGTCGGGTTTGCCGCTGATGTAAGGTATGGGTTGCCAGCCGCTAAGGGGCTCGTCGCATTGATGCCACTCTGCAAGGAACCAGTCGCCATATTGAGCGTGGGCTGATAATTGCCGACGTTGGCTTGCGCCATGTTATACGACTGCTGCTGCATTGGCTGCACGCCAGCAAACTGCGCATTACTCGCTGCGTCTGCACCCGTCTTTGCGATGTTCTGCAAGTAGTCGGTGTACCAACTAGGGGCTGACGTTGTTTGCGTCTGCTGTGTGCTGATATCTGGCAGCGCACCGCCTTGAGTTAATGATGCCATGATTATGATGTCCTTTTCATTGCTGCTTTCACATACTGCAATGGCGATGCCTTAGGGGGTATTTTATCAACAGGAGCGGATCTTTTGTGCTCCCTGACTGCTTCACGAAAATTATCTAGAAACTTTGCGCCTGCGTCAGACGATCCGTCACCTAAAGCCGCAACCGTATCTGCGTCGAAAACATATTCCGAGTCTGCGAGCATTGCGGGAATCTCGTCGCTCTGTCCTGTTCCACGCCCTTTGACGTAGTGACCAGTCGCACCTGTGATGAACTCAGGAATGTGCTCATCGTCCGCCACATCAGCGGTAGGCAGACCGCCCATCGCTAGTTTCTGTGGCTTCTTGATGCTGCCACCGCTTGCCGCCATCAGTGGTGATTCATACGACTGACCGAAGTAGTCCGTCTGTGGTGGCGTTCCGTAGCTGTAATAGTTCACACTTGGCACGTTAGATCCAGCGAGGTTAGAAGGGATTGCGCCTGATTGCGCCAGTTGATTTGCGAGGCTTGGCTCTAGCATGGCGAGCTCTGGGTTCTGCATGACGGTCGTACCTGAACCCTCTTGCTTAACCATCGTCGGAGTCATGAACGTGTTCCACGGACCTTGCGTGTACCCTTGACCACCGCCCTGACCACCGCTGCCTTGACCGCCGCCTTGCCCACCGCCTTGCCCACCACCACCTTGACCACCACCACCTTGACCCCTGCTTTGTCCTGCGCCTGTCAAAGCGCCTACAACTGGCAGTGCAAGGCGTGCAGCTTGAAATGCTTGTGCGGGGGTAATACTTCCAGCAAGATTTCCAAGACCGCTGAAAAAGCTAGGTGCGCCTAAATTGCCGCCGCCTGATCCTGCTGCACCCGCTAAAATATCTGTCGAACCACCTAGAAATCCGCCTGCGGTCGATCCGCTTATGCCCGTACCGCTAGATCCTAATAGTGTCGCAGCGCCTGCGTCGGTCAATGCGCCTGAGCCAGTAATCAATCCCTGAGAGACAGCCTGATCTAGTGGCATGCCCAACGACGCAGCAAGATCAAATGCGCCTTGACCTGCGGCGTTAGCTGCCATGTCAGCAGCGATAAATGATCCTGCCTCTCCGGCTGCACCTGCACCTGCGCCCGCACCTGCGCCGAGACCGCTTGAACCAAGACCACCTACACCATAGGCAGAGTTAAGCGCCAGACCTGTGCCGCCTATAGCAGCCGCAGCAGCCAAGAACTTGTGGAAGTATGGGTCTTTGACCGCTGAAAGGAGGTCGCCGCCTAGCGTGCCAAATACGCCTTTATCTTCGATAGGGCGATATAGAGCCGCTTGCTGAGCCACCGTTCCGCTAATTGCGGGAGTATCTGTAACGTCATAGGTATATGAAAACGGATCATTAGGGTTGCTAAGATAAACTGGAGCGCCTGTCTGCGGGTCGACCAGTTGCGCAGCGGTCTCGCCTGTTATAGGCTGTCCGTCCGCAGCAATAGGTTTGAACCTACCTACGTTTACATCTCCGTACCGTGTCTGTATTTGATCGCCAGTGACAGACAAAGGATTATCAGCGAGGATCCCTGAGGCACGCTGTAGCTCTGCGAGTCTGTTCGCCTCGATCTTTGCTGCGGCGGCTGCGGTCTCTTCAGGAGAGAAGTCTCTCCACTGTCCGCCTGCGTCGCCTCCTCCCTCGTACTGTCCTAATGGCGCAGCAATCGTCAGGGGCTCCCAGACAGCACCTTGGTCGGCGTTGTATGTGACCCACCTGCCCTGTGAGGAGCTGAATCGAGGATCTTCGTAGCTTTCGTCCATACCTACCCCACGTTCACAATGCCGACCAAAGCCTCAGCCCAGTCCTGCCATGAATCAAAATTTTGCGTTGACGGAACACCATTCCGCTCAAAAAAACCATTACCTGCTAATCCATTGCCCCACTGCTTCCACATGTTTTCAGGGACAGTGCCAAGCTGCTGAGCGGCAAATAGCTCCGCCATAAGCGGACACCACTGATCCCATGTCATGTTGCGAGGATCGTAAATAACCATTATGGGTTGCCCGTTCCACGAACATCGCCAATCTCAGCAGACAGCAGAATACGACCCATCTGGAAGTTACCGTTTACCACGTTACTCTGAAATCTTAGACGCATCTCTCGGCGCTGCTCACGCAAGTCGACTTTCAGTGTGTTTGGCTCAAAGGTGTACGGCTCAGAGGGCTGATCGACGTCCTCCGCATAGCCCTTTCCAGTGACCACAACGCTCATCTGCTCGGACTGCACAAAGTCAGGTTCAAGACGCTCAAGCCTGATCCAGTTGTTGTTGCCGACGGGCGCAGGTTGACCCGGTCCTCCCGTCACCCATCCAATACTATTCGTCTCAATATAGCTCTGAATTGCTGTCTGTTGCGAGAGGTTAATCCGATTGACACCCGTCTCGTGCTGCCACAGAATGGTGTTGCCACCTTCGGGCTCATTGCCTGCCCAAACCGGAAACCTGAACACCTCTGGGAATACACCCGCAGATCGTCGAGCGCCTAGCGCAAACCCAGCGTCGTACCAAACCTTATCACGCACGTTGTAGATGATTGCGTTGTCGCACTCTTCAGAGTCACCAGAGGGGTAGAACCACCAGATCTCACCGAAACGTGGAACCTTGCTCGCCCAGACCTTCTGGCGTTGGTTGTAGTTCAAGTTATCGAAAAAGAAATTGATGTTGGCGTTATTTGCAATCTCTTGCACAACACCGTTGTACGTCAAGAATCGATCTGTGCCGATCCAATAAAATATACTGTCATACTCAATCACGCATTGGCTAGAGAGGATTGAGGTCTGCGTCGAGATAATGTCGTAGCGCCAGAAGACCGTACTAGCGCCAATTGTTTGCGGAGCATAAGAGACTCGCACCAAGCTATCTAGCGACCAAAACAGTCCAGACGGCGATGTCGTACCACCTCGAACAGGCAAGCCCTTGACAAACTTACCAGTGGCGACGTTATTGGCGTTGGCATCGGCAGATACCCAGTCCTGAAAGTTACCAGCCGATGAATTCTGAATAAGACCGTTATTCCCATAAACAAACAGGTACGGATAGATCAGGACGCAACCGCCAGATACGTTGATCTCATTATCAAACGTGAGCGTACTGGTCGCTGTGACCGTTGCAGCCAAAGAGAGGGTCACTGTGGTGTTTCCACCAGAAGGCACAGAACTTACCACGGTCGTGCCTGATGGGATGCCTGTGCCTGTCACAAGCTGTCCTGCGCCTATTCGTACATCAGTGCCAGTAACGGTTGCAGTGGTCGTAGCATTTAATGCCGCAGAAGCCGTGAATTGTCCTACAGGCGACATCGCACCGCTTGGGAAATTTCCAATAAGGACGGGTGTATTAATCGTGTTGTCAATGTTGGCGAGGTTTAGACCGGGGTGCGCTACCAGCGTCTCATTACCCGTTCCATTTGCATCGTAACCAAGATCGAACTGCCACAGATTATTAGCATTTGCAGTAAAGCCAGAGGTCATTGTGATGGGGTTAGGACCAGATCCGACGCCGTCATCATCATCCATTACCCAGTACTGCAAGCCGTTGTTATATCCACTATAGACATAGCTCAGTCCGTTATCGGGCTGCATAATCATGCCACGAGATATATTTGTAGCGTTCTGGAATATTCCTTTGTACCCACCCATCTTACGTGGGCGACCTCTCTGAAACCTAACCCACTGACCGTCGACGTAAGTCAAAGAGTCGAGCAGAGTACCATCCCGTTGGATACCGGGCGGTATGTTGAGCGAGATAACCTTTGCGCTCAAAATGATCCTCCAGATATTCCTACGGTAGCCCTAATGCCAGTCGTAATAACGGTCATGGCAGCAGATCCGTTTAATGAAATTCCAAATTGATTTGTCGCTGGCTGATAGATACCAGTATTAGTATTACTTGTAAAATTTATTGAAGGCGCTGCCGCAGAGCCTGCTGCAATTGTCAGCGATGTGAGCGTACCGCCAGCGGCAGAGCTTGAGTTGTATACGTTTGTGCCATCACACACAACCGTAAGCGTCTGACCCTGAGCAACCGTTACTGTTGCAGCACCGACAGACGATGTCTTAAATGTCAGTGAGAATGCATTTGTTGTCTGATTATTCAGGTAATAAATCTGAACCGTCGATGGGAGCACAATGATCACGTTGCCAGTCAGCGCACCGAAATACTCCTGCACGACGTTGGCGTACTCAACAGCGCTCAGCGTATACGTGCCAGTAGCAACTGTCTTGGCGAGCTGAGTGTAAGCAAACGTGTTGCTGCGACCGTATGCAAATGTGCTATAGCCGTTTGTTCCATTAGAGACGATGACAAGCGACTCAGTCAACTGAAGTTGCTGGGTGGCGTTTGTGTCGATCGTGTCTACGCCACTTGGGGTCAAGGTAACAATACCTGAGCCGCCGTTGCGGATCATGACGAACCAACCGTTCTCGACTGATGCGGCTGTTGGCAGGGTTATAGTCCCCACGCCAGTAGCCCAAACCAAGAACTGAGCACGGTTTGTGTTATTTAAGACCGTGTCAGAAAACAGAGATGCCTCTGTATAGTTTTGATTCAGCGTGGTACTGATCGCTTTTAAGCCGTAGCCAGCAAGGGTTGCAGCGTTAGCGGCTGATGTTCCTGCGCCAAACGTAAACGCCTCCCAAGTGCCGTCATCGGTGGTGTTATCGGTCACATAGATGTACTCAGCAATCCCAGAGGCGATCGATACGATCGTATTGCCAGAGAAGTCTGTAACCGTAAATGCGTTTGCGCCGATGTTACGGATCAGGACGCTTTGACCAGTCGAGACTTGCTGCGCCGATGGCATCACCAAGTTCAGGCTTGCGACCGTGGCAGTCACCTCGATGATCGATGCGACCACGTTAGTGTCATTGCCGTTTACGGGCCAAGCAAGTTCTAAATCAGCAGAGATCGTAAACTCTTCGTATCCTACCATTGAAGGAGAGAGAGTTTGACCTGTAAATGGGTTGATATATGACATATTTTCCTCTTACGAATCCACTGCGACAGCGGATCGGTCACCGATGCGGGTAACGTCTTCAGCCTTGAGCGCTGCCATCGCCATGTCGTACTTTTGTTGGAAGATCTGGCGCTGATCATCTTTTAGGTAGATCACAGCCTGAAGGAGCGTGCCAAAGAGCATCGCATTCGGGGCGTTATTGGTGATCCAGTTTGTCTGATTTTCTGACGATAACGGAGCCAGACGCTCGTAGTACAGAACCTCGAACTGGTAGTCATCATCAGGCGTCGGAGCGACCAGCCAGTGGTCGTAGTCATAGTCGCCGTAATAAATTGGCAGACCTGTCGAGCCTTCGTTGTTGTATGACTGTAAGTACTCAAACTTGCGCAAGAATACGGGGCTCTTTTGCGTGCCATTGTTCAGCGTCATTGAGACCGTCTTGCGCCAACGTGCAGGCTTTTGTATGACAGGGTTGCCCACGTTCATGTTGGCTTGGACGACTTGAATTTGACCAAGCGTCTTGACCTGCTGAGCAATCTCGAACTCAGCCAAAGTAATAAATGTGGGGATTCTTTCGACGACAGATGCGTCACTACGCTCAAGATATTGCTTGACCGTATTGACAAGATTATCGTAGGTAAGGGTAAATGAGGTCGTCATAGCGCTTCCTGTATGGAATTTGTCTGCGATTTATCACAAAGCGCCTTGTTTGCCATTTTACCCTCTATTGCCGCTGATTGAAATAGTCCATGATCTTCGAATACTTCATTTGGCGGTCATCTAAGCCATTAAATCCGCCATTAATACGTTTACACATGCCTTGAATGTCCTGAGCGTCGGCGAGCGTGTTGAGCTTATTGACATCCCAGAACCATCCTGCGGACTCGGCGGCGTACTTTGGCTGCTCGACAATCTCAGGTTTAGTCAATGCCTCGTTGTCACAAGCCATCGAGTAGGCAACGTAATTATTCTTGCCTGTGAGCTGAATCAAACCCCGTCCAATGTACTTCCAACCGTCACCAGAGGCTTCGTCGCCATTACCCATGCGGCTGGAGTACACCTTGTTGGCAATCTTCTCTGGCTGCATTGCGTATGCTTGAGCCACCTCAATCGAGGGGAAGCGACTAGACCAGACCCGCATCAAGCTCGCAGCGGAGTAATTAAGGTTCTCTTTGACGAACTTGAAGCCACCCGACTCGTGCGCAGTATTGCTCAGGAATCCAGCGATACGGAAGGGGGAATCGATCGCAAAGCGCTCGCAGGTCTCATTGAGGGCGTCTGCCCACTTCTCAGCGAGCTCAGGCGTTGTGATCGTTAGGAGCATTTCCTTACTTACCAGCATTTTCAATTTCCTTTGTTTTGCGCCGCTCGACCATGTCGGCTACTTTTTCAACAGTCCTGCCACCAAAATAGAAGCTCATTATGATGATCCCCCACTGACCTAGGAGCTCCACGTACTGCTTGTGGGTCTCCAGATCAAAGGCGCTCATCAAGGCAAAGGTGAAATACCCCGCCAGAATGATTAGGAGGGTCATAGGGCGGATATTCTTTGATAGCCAACTGTCGCTACTCATGTCGGACGTATGGCGCTTGGTAAGCTCCTGCTGCTCTTGCATATCTGCATTGAGTTGTGCAAGTTGACCAGACTGCTGAAGCTCTAACAGCTTGAGCTTTGCAGCTTCCGCAGCGTTTGCGTCAGGAAATATCTTATCAATGATCTTTGAGCCAATACCTAAGATGTCGAGGATCATAATTTTAGCCCCTTAAACCATTCGACAAGTTGCGCCCACTTCTCTTTGATCCAGTTCATTTGTCCATCTCCGATGCGGCTAGAATAATGCGGGTTTTAATAGATGTAAGGTCTGATGGTTCTGCTTTAAATCCCACTGCAATGTATCCTGCAAACCTGCCCATTTCGTTTGGTATTGATCCACGGCACATATACGTTACACCTACCGACTTTGCCCACTCACCAACAGGGCTTGATGACTCAAACGGCTTACAGGCTATTTCATTGTTCAGCATAGAAACAACGTCAGCGTTTCGTGCGGGTGACTCATTAAACAACGACACAGTCACACCCTCTAGCTTATGGTTGCGCTCACCGTTGGCAATAGCTAGAACTGTAGTCCGGCTGTTGGTAGCAAGGTTTACTTTGTTTACGACGATACCAACAGCGTTTACATCTTTGACCAGCCTGCTTGCCAATGGCAAAAGCTCGTCATGTGTCTTTAGTTGCGGCATTGAGCTGTTGCTACTGATTGCTGCCAGAATGACCTGTCGGCTGTCCCAAGTCAGATAGCCCAAGAAAAATATAGTTGACAGCAGGATGACGGAAACAAGTTTAAATGGGTTATCTACCCACTTAATGAGGTCTAATATTGCGTCTATCATATTCTGTTTTTGGACGGGCTTAGCACGTGTGACAGGTGCTTTTCTAATGGGTGCTTTTTTAGCAACAACCTTTTTAGCCGCAACCATTATTTATCTGCCTTGCTGTCCATCTTTTCAAACAGACGGTCTAGCAGCATCTCAATCCGGTCAAACCTCTTGTCCATGTCCGCTCGAAAGCCATCGACCTCAGACTTCTTAACGTAAATATCAGAAACATGAAGCCGCATATCTGACATCTCCTTACGGAGTTCTTTTACAGAATCCCAAAGCTGACGGGCAAACCACCCACCGACTGCGAGTAGTGTTCCTGCCCCAATGTTGATGATTATTTGCCAATCCATTCTTGCCTCAGATGTTATTTTGGTAAAACCCAATTTTTGCAGATGGGAACACGTATGTCCACCCATGCCCAATGTTTCCGCTCACCCAATTCGGGTTGTCGTTTGTAATGTAAATAAACGCACCGCTGCCGTCATTGACCCGATTGCCTGTCATGTACACCCGATTGCTGCCTGTCACTAGCACGATGGGTTGGTTGTATTGGATCGGTGCGGTTTCAATGATGTTGTTTGAGAGGTGAATTACGTTCGTTCCGTCTGCCGCACCAAGCAACTGAAATGCGCTGGTCTGAGCTTGGAACTTACAGTTGGAGACTTGGATTGAGTTGTTGCTCATGTTCCCACCTACGGAGAACTGTGCGCTTCCTGCGCAATTAAAGTTGCAATTGTCGATCTGCAACGAGCCATCAGACATGTTCTCCATGAGCATGAACGGCTGAGTCTGAGCGCTTGCGAAGTAGCAGTTTGCAAACTGTAGGTTTCCACCAGTTTGGTGTACGCCCCTTAATGTAGGAGTTCCTGCCAAGGTGATGTAGGAGTTTGCAATCTGCAAGGATCCTGCCGACATCCTGATGCCATTGAAGGTATCAAATCCTGAGTCGGACATATAGACCCAAGGGTCACCCGTAGCGCCGCTGCGAAGGTTCAGACCAAGGCTAGAGATATTTAAAAACTCATGGATGATCAGGCTATCTACACGCCCAACATCCATCGCTTTTGCAACACCAAAGAATATCCCAGTCTGCCCCTGCGTCATGTCAAAGCACCAGAAGTGGAACTCATTGACCCTGACGGTATCGAGCGAGCCATCTATCGTGATGCCTGTACCAAAGACTGACATCTCCAACAGCTCGATGAACGCACCGCCACAGTTTCCTGTCATGTCGATGCCGTTGATGCCTTTTGTGATCTTTAGGCTTTCAATGGTGAATCGTGGGGTGTTTACGGCGTATATAGCGACAGGGTACTGAGTAAGCTGAGACCAGTCGCTTGTGTCGGGCTGCGCAAACACCATACCGAAGTCTTGGAGTTGCGGACCTTCTTCGCCACAGGCAAAGATCAGCACGCCTTGCGCTGCGATGTTGAATGTTGAGTTGATCAATAGGCGTGACTGTGTGCGTCCATCGCCAGAAATCATCTGACCCGCCTGAGTAAACGTCAGTGGGCTATTGATGAGGTAATCACCCGTAGGGATATAAACGTGCTGCCCAGTGCTAAGCGCTGCCTGTAAAGCCGCAGAATCGTCGGATAAACCATTGCCGACAGCGCCGTAGTCCTTGACGTTTATCATGCGTTGTAGGTTGATGAGCTAGTGAAGGTATGGATGGTGTAACCACCAGATGACGTTACAGTACCGCCAGTTCCTCGTTGTACGCCAAGGTAACGAAGAATAACAATACCTGATCCACCAGCCGCAGCAGACGCAAAGTTAGTGTTTGCACCACCACCGCCACCACCTGTATTTGCTGTTCCTGCTGTGCCGTTGTCGTTGTAGTTAGGGCCTGCATTACCGCCACCGCCTAAGCCTCCCGCACCGCCAGAACCGCTAAGTGTGGTGTTGTTATTACCGCCGCCACCGCCTCCAGCTCTGTAGGTGGATGTACCGTTAATTGATGATTGCAAACCATCGCCACCTTTACCGCCTGCGTTTCCGTTATCGCCCCCTGCACCCGCACCACCGCCGCCACCGCCTTCGTTTGGTAAAGCGTAGCCAAAACCACCAGCGTTACCTTGCCCAGCAGTACCAGCGCCTCCAGATAATGGATTTCCTGAGCCAGTGTTGTATGAGCCGCCACCACCAGAACCGCCAACACCACCAGTAGCATTTAAACCAGCACCTGCACCGCCGCCTGTGGCTGTAGCAATAGAAGAAATAAGTGAGCTTGCACCTTGCGTGTTGACCGCACCACCAGCACCGACTGTTACCGTATAAGCAGTACCAGAAGAAACAGTTGAGCTAGACGTAAGGTAACCACCAGCGCCACCGCCGCCGTTTCCGCCGCCTCCTCCGCCTGCCACGATGAGGTAATCGATGCTATAAGGGGGCAGAACGCCGACGGAGGTAAAACCAAAAGCACCAGTCGCAGCCGATCCGATTCTTGATAGACGAGGCATAATCGTCCTTTATGCGAACTTGGTTTGTGAGGCAAACACAGTAAATGTCGCACTGGCTGTCTTAACAATGGCGTATGTGTAAACATCGATACTGCTTGTATTACCAGACGTTGGGGCTGTACCGCCCTGCCACTTAGGAGTTACCGCACTGCCATCAATAGTCAAGACGTTGTTGTAATAAGCCGTGCCGCCCTGCGTAACCATGAACGTAATACTCAATGACTGACCCGTAGCCATGACGCTATCTAATGTTGTACCGCTATTTCCACGCACGTTCAGCGTCCAGTTGCCTGATGCATTCGTTGTGTAATACAGCACAGCCTGAGTCAACGTATCAAAGTTAATCGTGCCAGTCGCTGCCGTTGCTGAAACAGTAATAGTCTCTCTGATCCCAGTGATTAATGCATTTGTAATTGTCGGTGTGGTGAGGGTTGCATTTGTAAATGTCCCTGCTGCCGCATCTTTAGTGGCAATAACCTGAACAACACTAGATCCGTCTTTATAGAACAATTTGCCGTCAGCCACGTTGATGGCAAGCTCAGATCCTTCGGCGCTGTTTGTAATATTAGCTGCGCTCGGCGTACTCGCAGGAGTTGTTGAGCTGTATAAACGAATTGGGGTAAATCCTGCTTGTGCCATAACTTATCCTTATTTAAACGCTTTGCGTCTTGAGTATTTTAGTTCATTCTTCTATTATGGGTAACTCTACCCATGACGTTGTAGCTTCATCCCAGCCATACCTTTTGCCGTCTTGCGGCATAGGTACTGGGGCTTCCCATAGCCAAGAGCTATTTAAAACCCATGACGGAAATGGTTGCGGCGGAATAAACACGTCATTTACCGCATCGTAGGTGTAGCCAATGCCAGCAAAGTTGCCACGCAAAGGACGGTTTTCAGGGTGCTGATTGCCGTAGGTATTGTACGAAGTCTGTATCCATTGACCGGGTAAAGTATCGACAAACTCCTGCTCGGCAACAATAACCTCTGTAACTTTACCTGCAACGACTTTTGCGAAATGGCTCATGCTGTATAACTCCCGCTAGAATTGAATTGCATAATTGTATTACTGCCGCTTGTAGTTACTACAGGTGAACCTGTTGTAATGCCAGAATAGTTTGCGGTAGGAACTGAAAGAATTACAACACCCGAACCACCTGCGCCTCCGCCGGGATTGCTGCTTGGAAATACGTAGCCAGCACCACCGCCACCACCGCCAGTATTCGCAGTACCCGCAGAACCCGCTGTGCTAAAACCTCCACCACCACCGCCGCCTGCACCACCTGACCCTGCTGCTCCGTTGTCACCACCACCACCGCCGCCACCACCAGCTCTTGTAACAGATGTACCTGTAATTGAAGACGCAGCGCCTGCACCTCCGTTTGGTCGACTACCGACCGCCCCCGCACCTCCACCGCCTCCGGTTGTCAGTGTGCTAGAGCTTCCGTTATTTCCTTGTCCTGCTGTGGCTGTTCCGGCAGATGAGTTGTTATATCCTGCACCACCTCCAGACCCTCCATTACCTCCTGTGCCAATACCCCCGCTGTTTGACCCGAAACCACCTCTACCACCGCCAATAGACGTTAGACCAAGTGCAGTAGAATTTGATCCTTGGGTGCTAGACGCCCCACCGCCCCCGATGGTGACCGTGTAGGTTGTGGCGGGGGTTAAGGCTAATGTTCCTGTTAAATACCCACCCGCACCTCCTCCACCGCCGGGACCTGTTGAAACCGGACCGCCGCCACCACCGCCTGCGATGACTAAATAATCTACGTTATATGTGAACTGATGACTAAATACAAGCCATGAAGAATTGGCTGCACTGTACCACTCAGGTCTATTAATCGTGGTGTTATAGCGAATCATCCCGTCTGTCGGACTTGCAGGACGCTCTGCCGTAGTGCCTACGGGCATCTTAAAGTATTCTGTGCCTTGAACCTCTAGTGCCATGATTGACCTTATGCTGGTGTGGCGTTAAATGCAACCCACACGCCTGTTGTGGGGTAATACCATTCAGGTAGTCCGGTAGTTGTATTAAAGCGCATCATTCCCGCAGAAGGAGTAACAGGACGTTGCGCCGTTGTTCCAACAGGGATCTTTACGTAATCAGTGCCTTGAACATCGAGTGACATGATTTATCCTAACAAATAATAAATACACAAATTTAAATGGCTCACTCCACAGCCTCCGTAATTGGCTCTACCCAATTAGGATCGTGCGCCCATTCTACCGATGGAAGCGCAGCTAACGCCTCAACATCCAAACAAGCCTCAATCGCTGCAATAGCCTGTGC